CCCTAGTGGCGCTGAGAAAAAAATGAATGTTTACATAATTACAATACTTAATGACCCCGACTCTCTCGCTAGAGCAGTTCGCGGCATAGCAACTGTTGCGCAATACACCGACCTTCGTCTTACAGAAACTTTTCGCGCGACTGTTCCCGATACTATAAAGGAAGATACTTTAGAGTGTTTCGGTCGTAATGTAGAATGGACTTGGCCGATATCTCATTTTGGAGAATGTATTGACTTACAAACTGGTCTATATAAGAGAGCATATGAAGCGAAAGATTCTGATAGAGTGATCGCATGTGCTTTAAGTCACTTTCGCTTATGGAAAAAATGTGTCGAGTTAGACCAACCAATTATGGTACTCGAACACGATGCAAGATTTATCCGAGAGTTTGATGTTTCAGACTTGGATGGAAAGAACTGGGGTGCAGTTGGGTTAAATGACCCGAGAGGTAATACTCGCAAGGGACGGAAGTTCCATGATTTAGTCGCAGCGTGTGGGGAAGGCATACACCGAGTACCCATCATCGACGAACCGACTGAACCACCTTTGCCTATGGGACTCGCTGGTAACAGCGCATATGTCATCAAACCATTTTTTGCTGACAAACTTTTAAAGGAAGTCGAGCGAATAGGTATGTGGCCAAATGACGCAATTATGTGCCGTCAATTATTCCCGATAGATTTGAAGGTGGTGTATCCGTATTACACCGAAGTCGAACGAGGCGTCTCAACTACAACGGCGATTTAGTTATGAAAGGTTATGTAATAACGATAATGGATATGCCCGAGTCTGTTAAGTCAGCAGAACGTTGTATAAAATCTGCTGGGCGATATGGATTTGAAGTCGAGATTTTTCCTGCAACTACCCCAGAAGATAATCCTTCAGAATATCTCCTAGAACGTGGTATCAGTGTTAAAGATTTCAAAGAGGTTTACTCTCGCTTTGATAATTGTGTAGCTGCGTTTACTTCACATTATCGGTTATGGGAAAAATGTTTCTCTGAGAAAACATCTCTGGTAGTTCTCGAGCACGATGCATATTTCGTCGACGCTATTCCTAATATTCCAGTACAAGGTGTTCTTTCCTATGGTGCACCAAGTTATGGTAAATTTCGTACTCCTCCCAGTTTAGGAGTAAACCGTTTACAGTCTAAAGAATATCTTCCTGGAGCGCATGCGTACGGAGTGTCACCTGATGCTGCTGAAATTATGATTCGTAGAGCAGTATCTTTGGCATGCCCGACGGACTTGTATATTTGTAATAAAAACTTTCCGTTTGTTAATGAGTATTACCCTTGGCCAGTAGAGGCAAGAGATTCGTTCACCAGCATACAAACTGAAACAGGTTGTTTAGCAAAGCATAGTTATCAAAAAGACGCGAGTAAGTATAAAATCATATGAGAAAATACTTCCTTACAGGGTGCGATAAAAACACCGAGTGGCAATTACCTTGGTTCATTCAAAACTTCCATCAACATTGTGATGAAGACTTGGTGGTTGCGGACTTTGGCATGTCTGCGCAAATGAGACAGTATGCTGAAGAATCCTCAAACTATGTTATGGACTGTGAACCAAATGGATGGTTTACAAAAGTAGAGGCAATGATAAAGTTGCGTAGCATGTTCACTGGTGGATATTGTTGGATAGATACTGATTGTGAAGTTAAGGCGGACCCTTCAACTATTTTCCGTTGGGTAGAACCAAATAAATTAACTATGGTTATAGATCATCCATGGAGTAAACGCAGACCAGAATTGGGGCACTGGCATAACTCCGGAGTTGTTGCTTTCGAAGGAACTCCTCAAGTTCTACTGGACTGGTATAAAGAATGTAAAACAGGAAACCACGTCGGCGATCAAGAAGCACTTCATGCATGGTTGGGGGGCGATATTATGAAAAAAGCAATACACATAATAGAAGCTCCGCATAAGTTTAATGTGCTTCGTATTGACATTATAGATAACAACGTTCCGGAAAATCCAGTAATTATGCATTGGACGGGGCAAAAAGGAAACTTAGAAATTAGAAAACAAATGGGATTATGACTAAGAAAGTACACATACTCGGGAATGGTGACATGGCGCAAATGATGCCTGAAAATTGGCGTTATGAGCGCGATGGTAAACTGCTCATCTGCAACCAACCACCCTTTGAGGTGCATAATGTTTATGCTACCGTAATGGTAGATTTTAAAATGATGCAAGCGTTGACTGAAGGTTCAATCAATCTAGACATGTACTATTGGGTTTTGGGCAATCGTCCTAAAATTTGGTGCGACCAGAATCCAGGATTTTACATGAGGCATTCTGGACATATCCGTGAGTTCTATACTGATGTTCCTAAATACTGTGGAGCAGATGCTGCGACAGCGGCAACTAACTTCAATTGTGGTCACTTGGCGGCACATTATACGGCGAGGAAGCACAAACCAGACGAGATTCATATGTATGGATTCGACTCTATATTTGACCGAAACATGAGATCTTACACGGATACGGTTTTGAGTAGCGATAGGACAGATGGTAACAACCACCGACTGTTAGACATTTGGCGACCCATCTGGTTCCGTATTTTTAAAGAGTTTCCTGAGGTCAAATTTGTCCTTTATCATAAGCACCCGAACGCCAAAATACCGCTCCCAGAGAACGTTGAGGTTGTAACTAAAACCTAAGTCTTTGATTTTATTATAGTTTTTTCGACTTTACTTTTGACCCGTTTTCAGGCATAATTGTCTTAAGGTTGATAGAGGAAGAAAGAAATGTACGCGATTATCCAGACCCAACATCTCGAGAACTACGGTGCCCACGACTGGGACGGTGAGGGCGAGTGTCCGCAGTACTGGAAACCCAAGGGTGGCAACACCTATATCTTCACCTGCTCCATCGAGCAGAACATGGATCCCAAGTGGTGGGAGCGTGTCGAATCTGCTTGCACCAGCAAGTCTGAGTATTTCGAGGAATACTCAGTTGGCGAAACTGTTGTCGATGATATCGACTTCCGTCTTGCCGACCACTGCGCTGAGTGGGATGCGCCCTATTATGGCACGGTCAAGGAAGATCGCGTTTCCTTCCACCGCACCACTAACAACACGGAGTTCGGTTACTTGCGCCGCGAGATTGCGAAGGAGTTCTCCGCGTATGACGTGTTGGACAATGGCGAGCACGTCACACATGGTGTCTCTTATGAGATGATCAACGGGGATATTGTTCCCTTCGCCGAGCTTCGTGCTTGGTTAGACACCTACGCACAGGAGGCAGCGTAATGAATAAGCGTCATGGCAGTCCGTACGATCGTGGTTCCGCTGACTCATATTATCAGCGTGGTCCTCGTCCTCACTACTTCAAAGGCGACACTTACAACAGTCCTGAAGTTCTCGAAGCAGATATGACCGAAAAAGAAGTTCGGGAGTATTTTCTGGGGTATGAGGAAAACGAAAACATCCGAAACTTTAAGGAGTGGTAAGATGGAAGACCCCACACCAAGGTATTTGGCAGCACTTTTCATATTTGCGTTACTCATACTTGCAGTTTGGTCTCCCCCAATACTCGCCTCCGACCGAGACGGTGCTAGATTTTGCCTTGCGCAAAATATGTACTTTGAGGCAGGCAATCAATCACTTGCTGGAAAAATAGCAGTTTCGCAAGTGGTATTAAATCGTGTTAACCACCCTAATTTTCCTGATAATGTTTGTGATGTTGTTTATCAAGGTCATCATCACACCAATTGGAAAGGAAACTATGTACCGCAACGCAACAGATGCCAGTTTAGTTGGTACTGTGACGGTAAACCAGATGTCCCTGTTGACAGTGTAACATGGGAGTCGGCGTTACGCATCGCTGATACGGTGTTGCGTTCTCAAGCATCGCCGTATTGGACAGATTTTACCGACGGTGCTCTTTGGTATCATGCCGATTACGTTCATCCCTTTTGGGCAGATTCACTTAACAAGACGAGTGTGATTGATAACCACATATTCTACAAATGAAAAAGAAACCATTACCGCCATTCTCATTCGCCAGACCCACCTATCCAGTGATAATGCGTCACTTAAATGGTGGGACAGTCAATTTTAAATACCTTCATGAAGGTGTGGAAATAGAAATGAATGCAACTCTTCGCGAATGGAATACTGAAGCATATCGCCCAGAAGCGAACAAAGATCAAAATATAATTCAAGTTTGGGACGTCGACTTTAAGCGATGGACTGAGTTTGATCACCGTCAACTTACTGAATGGAATGGAGGCGCAAGGAATGGACAGTGATATGGATCATTTGCTCACACCTGCACAGAAAAGAGCAAAGACTATGGAAGCAAAAAAGAAGTCCATGCTCGAACAGATGGGTGTTGACACTACTCCTAAGAAGGTTAAGCGAAAGCGAAAACCTATGACTGCGGAACAAAGAGAAGCAGCTGCTGAACGTCTCGCGCTCGCACGCGCGAAGAAGAATAAAGGAAAAGAACCCAGTGCTCATCCTCGTGTGCTAGAACTTGACCCAGATCATCCTTTGAGTTATTACAACATCAAGGAGCAGTTAAAGGAGTGGCGAGATAAAGTTAAAAGCATTCGCCATCAAAAAGATAGTAAAGAAAGCTCTCAAAGACTAGAATTTCAGATTGCTGAAAATTATGTCAAGAATCTTGGTATATGGTTACGCGACGGTGTTTGGTGCGATAATAGATATGGAGCGGCACGCGAAAGTGCAATGGAATATGTTTGCTATGCACCCGCATGCGACAAAGACGGTAATGTAAAACGTGATGTTGGTGTATTCTACTCCGACATTGGAAAAACATGGACAAAAGAACTTGCTGAGGAACATCGCGCATGAACGACCAACACATTGCAATCCCTCCTATTCTTTTTAATAGAGTTGTAGAGTATCTCGCATCAAAACCTTTTTCTGAGGTACATCAATTAATTTCCGCATTACAAGAAGAAGCAACACCTGTTTCTTGGGAAATGGGCGAAGAGGAAACTAAAGACGATGATTGATGAAGAAGTAGAATTTATTACTAAAATAAAATTTAGTAAAATGGTAGAAGAACTGGCCAGTCAAAAAAATATGTCTTACATAGATGCCGTAATACATATCTGTGAACAAAATGCTATAGAAATAGAAGATTCCAAAAAATATATTTCTATTTCTCTAAAACAGAAAATTGAAGTTGAAGCAATGAATTTAAATTTCTTGGAGAAAAATGACTCCTTACCCATTGACTGACCCCTTCGTAAGAGAATTCATTTTTGACGAAGAACAAATAGAATTTCTTGTTCAAAAATGGAAAGAATCTGAACCAGAAGTTTTTAAAGCAAGAGTTTATGATCGTAAAGAAGGCGGCGAGCATACCAATTTAGAATCGAGAAATTGCGACCATATACCAGTTCCTTATAGAGAATTTGCTGATGTATCAATCAGTTTAAAAGAAATGTTGCAGAATTGGGCGACCGAGTCAGACAAATCTCTTTGGTTTGCTCAATACGAGTTCGTTAGATATTTTCCTGGAGAAGCATTTTACAGACACAGAGATGACGACCCTGAAGGAAGCACTCATAATAGATTCTATACCGCAGTTACCATGATTGAAAAGTCAGAAGATCTGGTAGGGGGAAATCTAAAGGTGTGGTTGCCGAATACCGATACCGAAATAGAAATTAATTTGGAACCTTTTGAAACTGTCATGTTTCCTGCTTGGTTTCATCATGAAGCGTCTACAGTGTACCAAGGAAAACGAGTCATTCTTATTAGTTGGGCGGGAAAAGGTTTTACAAAATAGTGCTTGACATTTTATTCAAAATCAAGTATTATATAAATATGGTTGAGCGTAATACTGCTCAACATACTTTGAATACAAAAAATATTTCAGACATACAAGGAAAATACACATGGATTTAAACGCATTAAAATCACGTCGATACGACATCAATAAACTGGTTGCTGCTGCTCAAGAAGCAACTGGTGGTTCTACCGAACGTTCCGAAGATACCAATATGTGGAAACCAACTGTCGATAAGGCAGGCAATGGTTACGCAGTCATTCGATTCCTTCCTTCCGAAAAAGAAGTACCATGGGTTCGCTACTGGGACCATGGGTTCAAGGGACCAACTGGTAAGTGGTACATCGAGAAGTCTCTGACCTCACTCGGTCAGCAGGATCCTCTCGGCGAGTACAACTCCAAGTTGTGGAACTCTGGCAATGAAGAAGATCGCGAAACAGTTCGCAAGCAGAAACGAAGACTCCACTATGTTACAAACATTTTGGTGATCTCTGACCCTTCTGCGCCTGAGAACGAAGGCAAAGTCTTCATGTATCAGTTCGGTAAAAAGATCTTTGATAAGATCCAAGACTTGATGCAACCACAGTTTCCTGGAGAGACTCCCGTCGATCCGTTTGACCTGTGGAACGGTGCTGACTTCCAACTGAAGATTCGCAACGTTGAAGGGTATCGTAATTATGATCGTTCCGAGTTTAAAGCACCTTCACCATTGTTCGACGGTGACGAGGTTCAACTGCAAGCAGCAGTTAACTCGTTGCATGACATCTCTACCTTTGTCGATCCCGCGAACTATAAGTCGTTTGATCAACTTCAGGCAAAGTTGATGGAAGTGTTGGGCGAATCTGCTCATACTCCCCAACAACAAGTAGCGATGGAAACAGTTGCTGATCCAGCACCTGCTCCTGTTGCCGCTGCTCCTGAGATCAAGGTAAGTGCCGCTGCCACTGCTGAAGAAGCAAGTGATGACGGTGACGAGGATGCTTTCTCTTACTTCCAGAAATTAGCGAACGCTGACTGATTAGGAAGGTTGGGGCACTTCGGTGCCCCTTTTTATTTTACTTTAACAATATCATATCCAACAGGAGCAAGGGTCTTTATTTTATAGACTTTCTGTTCAGTTGTTGTGAATCTAAATTCACACTCACCCTTTGCCACATATGGTTTTTTCTTACATATAAAAGTTTTCGGATTGCCACCGTGAACTTTACTGCCATCAGGCATTTCAGTTACAGGACCAGGAAAATAGATGGTGATCTCGTATCGGTCTACAAAGAGCGATTTCAACCATTCCCAGATTTTGTGATGTATTTTCATACGTTTATTTAGTATTCTGACATCTCAGTATAAATAAATGCTATGGACGAGAATGCTTTCCAACTTTTAAAAAAGCAACTTGAGGAAGAAGGTATTAAACCAAATACCAAACTTTCTCAGGAGTGGTTTCTAGATAAAATAAGAGAAATAGGCGGTCTAAAGGTAGAGACTAGCAGAATAATGCGAGAACCGCCAATAAAAATGGCGGCGAATCAGTTTCGTGGCAGGATGTATTTGTTTAGATATAATCCGCTCAATAAGCGAACTCTACCTTATTATGACATGTTCCCTTTGGTTATTTTATTAGAAAAATCTAAAACAGGATTTATGGGTTTAAACCTTCATTATCTTCCAATAGATTTGAGGCAGAGACTTTTTTACAATTTATTGCCTAGAGCGAGTCAAAGTGAGTTTAGGTGGAACACATATTTAAAAATAGATTATGATTATCTGACTTCTAGGACTACATTAAGGGCACACAAAGCTTGCATAAAAAGATATAGATATGATCAGGTTTACGGTAGACTGTCGAACATACCTGCGCCTGAATGGGAAGTCGCTGTACACTTGCCACTTGCCTCTTGGAGAAAAGCAGCAGAGTCGAGAGTCTATAAAGATAGCAGAGAGAAATCTAGGAAACTATGAGCAAATTTAGTACAGATACGCTTCGCGCAAGATTAAACGCTGAAAATGGTCCAGCGCATACTAATAGATGGGAAGTTGACCTTCCTCAAATCAGCGGATCAACTCCTGGCGGTGGATCGGTAGATGGCGGCGATAACAAAGCACTTGCAGAATTATGTACTGCTGTTAGGATACCAGGAAAAACTCTAGTTACATTAGACCGCCAACTAGGTTTGGAACCAATAAAAGTTGCTTCTGGTTATTCCTTCGATGCTTTTTCTATGACTTTCTATTTGACTCAAACATATAGCGCAAGAAAATATTTTCAAGCATGGATGGACTTATGCGTTAATCCACAACCACCATATACTGCTGGATTCTATAAAGA